CAAAGGCATGAATACTTAATTAACACCGACAACTACAAAACCGCTGAAGAGATAGCAAGTAAGCGGTTGTTCTTTGATGGTCACAGCAAGAAAGACTTTAAAGAAGTTGTTATGGCTCAAGTTCAAGTGTTTGATAAATAAGGTATTTATGAAAAAAGTAGCATTAATCATAGGTCACTCAGCTAAAAGCCCAGGGGCCACAAACAAAACTTACGGCACAAGCGAGTTTGAATTTAACGGGCCGCTTGCTCACTCGGTAGCTGAAAAGCTTATCCTGGAAGGTTACGAACCAATCATTATTTATCGTGACTGCTCATACTCAGCACTACCAGGTAAGGTAAATCAAACTGAAGCTGATATTGCTGTTTCATTCCACTGCAACGCCTTCAATGAGAAATCAAACGGCTCAGAAACGCTTTACTACAAACACAGCTCAAAAGGCTTCTTGCTTGCTTCGTGCATTCAAGAGCAAGTTGTTAAGTGTTTAGGCCTTAAAGATCGCGGCCTTAAACCTTGCGTAGCTTCGCATAAAGGTAAAGCTGGTGATCGCGGTGGTCTTCTCCTTCAGAAAACTTCAATGCCTTGTGTCATTGTCGAGCCATTCTTTATTGATAGTGACGCATCACTAGAGCTGGCTAACCACAAGTTTGAAGAACTATCTGAAGCCTACACGAAAGGGATAGCGAACTATCTAAGGGGGTAACATGGCATTGGATCCAATTAGCGCGGCGTTAGAGTTAGGAACGTCAGTCATTAATAAGATTTGGCCGGACCCGGTTAAGCAAGCAGAAGAACAGCGCAAGCTTCAAGAGCTGGCCCAAAAAGGAAGCCTGGAAGAGCTCAACGCTGAAGTAAAGCTTCTTGTTTCTCAGGTGGACCTAAACAAAGTGGAAGCGGCTCACAAGTCTATCTTTGTTGCTGGATGGCGGCCTTTTGTTGGTTGGGTGTGCGGCTTTGGATTGCTGTATAACGTGATCCTTGCTCCGTTCCTGGATATTTGGTTAACGGTGCCAGAAGTGAAAACCGACTTGCTTTATCCGGTATTGCTTGGAATGTTGGGCTTAGGTGGTATGAGGTCCTTCGAGAAAGTAAAGCGCGTAAGTCGTGAAAAATAGAGTATAATTAAACATTGAGGATAGGGTAGCTCCCGAAAGAACGATACGCTGATCGTTTTTCCTCAATCCTCTTTCAGCGAACCTTAGCGAGGTTATTATATGTTTGTAAGAAAGCCAGCCAATAAAATTTCCCTATCAAAAAGAAGGCCTCTTTTTGGCATTGCCATTAATGACGCTTGGTATGTGACTCAATTAGGTAAGTCTGGTTACTGTCCCATTTACAGAAAGTGGAAGGACATGATCACGAGAGTCTACTCTGAGAAAATGCACAAGAAGAATCCTACCTACATCGGGGTTACTGTTTGCGAAGAGTGGCTAACCTTTAGCAATTTCTTGAAGTGGTACGAAGAAAATTACATTGATGGGTTTGATTTAGATAAAGACCTGAAGGTCAAAGGGAATAAACTTTATTCGCCTGAAACGTGCATGTTTGTACCACCAGCAGTAAATAGATTATTTGCGGATAAGCCTAACTTAAATAAGTCTCTACCCACTGGCGTAAGCTTCCACGAGCCAACAGGAAAGTATAGAGCAAGAGTGAATAGAAAATATCTTGGGCTGTTCGACAGAAAGGAAGACGCATCAAAGGCTTATGCTGAAGCCAAAAATAAAGAAATAAAAATATTCATGTGTCAATACCCTGAGCTTAAAATAGTGCTAAGCCAGTACCTTAGTGATACAATTAAGTCAACGGAATTTTAACAAGATGAGAAAAACAATGCCAATGGATAGTTTGTCGTTTATACAGCGCCTTCAGGAGTACGGGATACTCGGTTATGCGTGGATACTACTCGTAAGCTTTTGGGCTGGAACTGCAAAGTATCTAACCTCACTCAACGGTCAGAAGCCGACTATCTTCGGTTGGCTATCTGAAACTTGTGTAAGTGGCTTTGTAGGTATCATTGCTGCAATGACTTGCCAGTATTACCAGTTAGACTTTCTACTCACTTCAGCAATAACAGGGATCTGTGCTCATAACGGCACCAGGTCCCTTTATCTTATTGGTGAAATCTTAAAAAAAAACACGACAAGCCTTAACCGCATAGCTAACGAGCCGTCAATTGATGCTGCTCGCATGGCTAAAAAGAAGGAGCAAGACAATGACAAACAGATCTAAGTTTGACGGGGCTAATATCCCTGCTATTGAAAAGCGAATCGAAGACGGCATTGTTTTTGAAGCTTCATCTAAAATTTCAGTGGCTAATGCTGGCGGTATTGGTGAATGGCTAGTTCGCACTGGAAGCAAAAGAGTTGTTATAGACGCAAGGCAAATCACAACCAACGGCAATGAGCTTGACTATCAGGTTTTCAGTGGGGTTACAGTTTCAAGCGTTGGAACGCCTGTTGCCGTTAATAGCCGAAACTCAAAAGACTCACAAAAAACCACTGTCAAAGTATTTCACACGCCAGAAGTTTCAGGTGGTACAGGTGTTGCTCCTGTTTATCTTCCTGGAAGTACCGCTTCAGGTCAAAACACAGTAGGTCAATTCAATCAAGATGGATTTGTTCGCGTTCTTGACGCTAATACTGATTACATCGCAAGAGTAATAAACAACGGTGAGGTTACTCCGGCAAACGTTGAGCTTTACTTGTTGTTCTCTGAAGTAACAGAACCATACCCTAAGAGCTAACTGCATGAGTGAAACAAAGCAAATTAAATTAACCGCTGAACAGTTGGAGTTAGCAAGCAAGCTTACTCCGCTTCAGCGTAAGTTTGTTATCTACCTAGTTAGTTCAAACATGAGCCAAAGAGAGGCTTACATAGCAGCAGGAGGCAAAGCAACGACTGAAGGAGCTCAAGACGTATCAGCAAGCCGTATGTTAAGCCAGGATAAGGTGAAGGCATTTTATGAGTCATTGCTTAACTCTGCCGCTACTGTGGCTGTAATGACCAAAGAGCAAGCATTAGAGCGCCTTACAAAGTCTGCTTCAGTAACAATCAAGGACGTTTGTGACTTCAAGAACGTTCAGGTTGGCGAGGATGAAGAAGGCAAACCAGTATTCCAAACAGTGTGGACAGTCAAAGACGCTGAAGACATTCCCGATCATATCGCCGCCTCAATCAAATCAGTAACAATCACAAAGACCGGACCAAAGATTGAGCTTCACGATAGTCACGGAGCAATCAAACAGCTTGGTGATATGCTTGGCTGGAACGCGCCTAAGGAATCAAAATTATCTGGCGAGCTAACAGTTAACGAAGTTGTTCGAAAAGTGGTTGATTAGTCACTTATTTAAAATAATCATTCATTCTTATAGGTAAATTCCCGGTGATTTATCTTTGTTCGTGAATAAAAGGTGAATAACATGAAGAAAAAACAGTTTTTAGCTGCGGTAATACTGGTTAATGAGTTGGTTGTTGCTGGGCTATCTATCGCATTATGGAGCTTGATGTGAGTGAAGCATCCATTCAAATAGAAACGGCTCGCGTATTCCTTCCGTTTATGGAGCCATCAAGATACAAGGCTGCTTATGGTGGCCGTGGCTCAGCAAAATCCCACTTCTTTGCTGAGCTTTTAGTTGAGCATCACGTACTTCACCCAGGGTTAAGATCTGTATGTATCCGTGAGGTACAAAAAACTCTCGCCCAATCTGCCAAAAAAATCATTGAAGATAAGATCAAGAAGCATGGACTCGATAAGAAAGGCTTTCGTATCCTCAATGACAAAATAGAAACTCCTGGTGATGGAGTTATCATCTTTCAAGGTATGCAGGATCACACTAGCGAATCAATCAAGTCACTTGAGGGTTTTGGTATTGCCTGGTGTGAAGAGGCGCAAACACTTAGCTCTCGATCACTTGAGCTACTAAGACCTACCATTCGTGATAGTGGCATCCCTAACTTCAGTGCTGAAATATGGTTTTCATGGAACCCAACGCGAAAGACTGACGCAGTTGATACCTTGTTTCGTGGCGATAAAGGCGCACCAAGTAACTCAATCGTTGTTAAGGCCAACTGGAATAACAATCCTTGGTTCCCTGCCGTTCTTGAAGGTGAGCGACTTGATGATCTTGAGCAGCGACCAGATTCTTATGATCACGTATGGGAAGGCGGATATATCAAAGCAATGGACGGAGCTTACTGGGTTAAGCATTTAGCCAAGGCAAGGCAAGAGAATAGAATAGGATTTGTTCCAAGAGATCCATTAATGCACTGTCATGCCTTTTGGGATATTGGCGGCACAGGTGCCAAGGCTGATGCTTGTAGTATCTGGTTTGTTCAGTTCATTGGTAGAGCTATCAATGTCATTAACCACTATGAAGCCCAGGGGCAAGAGCTTAAAGATCACGTTTACTGGCTTAATCAAAACGAGTTCACGCCAGAAACGACAAAGCTATACCTTCCCCATGACGGCGTTAAGCATGATGCTGTTCATCGTGTCACATACGAAAGCGAGCTGAAGAAGGTAGGCTATAAGGTTGAAGTTATGCCTAACGCTGGTACTGGTGCAGCAATGCAGCGAGTTGAGGCGGTAAGAGGTATCTTTCATCGCGTGTTTATTGATGAAAAGAACTGTGAAGCTGGCATTGAGGCATTAGGCTGGTATCACGAGAAGAAGAACGCCAATACAGGTATGGGATTAGGCCCAGAGCATGACTGGTCTTCACATAGCGCTGATTCATTCGGTGCTATGGCGCTTGAAGCTGCGAAAATCGGCAAGCAGAAGGTTAACAAAGCCAAGCCTAAGCGTAGAGCAACAGCTTCTTCAGGTGGATGGATGACAGGCTAATGCGTAGTTATGGCGAAATAGCTGAAGTGTGCTTTCAGCGTAAAGGCTGGAACATTTACAATCTGGCTACTGAGTATAAGATTTGGGATGGATACCGAAGCAAATCGGTTTATGTAAA